TGAAGCTGCTCGACGATTCGGCGCACGGCGGCTTCTCCGGCTACGTTGCCGTTTTTGGCAACGAGGATAGCTACGGGGACATCATCGAGCCGGGCGCGTTCAAGGACGGCCTGGCCGATTTCATCAGGGACGGCTTCAGCATCGGCTACGAGGTGCTGGAGTACGCGCTCATCAAGGCGGACGATCCGAAAGGTGTGCGATGACGCCGCGCGAGATCGCCGCCCTGTTGTACCTGTCACTCGTGGCGCTCGTGACACTGGGGCCACTCCTGAAAGGGCCACGCCGATGACCGCGACGTTGACCACGCCGCTCGCGCCGACGCGCGAGCACAAGCTGATCAAGTTCGACCTGAAGCTGCTCGACGATTCGGCGCACGGCGGCTTCTCCGGCTACGTTGCCGTTTTTGGCAACGAGGATAGCTACGACGACATCATCGAGCCGGGCGCGTTCAAGGACGGCCTGGCCGATTTCATCAGGGACGGCTTCACCCCGGTCGGCCACGACTGGGCGGGGCTGCCCGTGGCGACGATCGCCGAGGCCTACGAGGACGAGCACGGCCTCTTCATGCGCTGCGAGTTCCACAGCACTCAGGCGGCGCAGGATGCGCGCACGGTGGTCCGCGAGCGCCTGGCGCGCGGGAAGACGGTCGGCCTCAGCATCGGCTACGAGGTGCTGGAGTACGCGCTCATCAAGGCGGACGATCCGAACCAGTGGCGCATGAAGCGCCGCTTGCTGAAGATCAAGCTGTATGAGGGTTCGATCGTCACGGTCCCGGCCAACGCGCTGGCGGGCGTGACGGATGCCAAGAGCGGGCTGTCGCTCGACGACCACTGCGCGACCGCGCTGGCTGCGGTGGGGCAGGTGGTTGACCGTCTGGGGTCGCTGGCCGACCTGCGACGGAAGGACGGGCGGCAACTGAGCGCGGCGAACCATACGCGGCTGGAGACGCTGGCCGCGCGACTCGGCGAACTGCGGGCGGCGACCGAGCCGCGACCGCCCGCGCCGGACCCCGCCGCGCTCGATGCGCTGTGGGCGAAACAGCTCGCGCTCGAAAGCGAGTTGCTGCTGACGGGGTAGCGCCGACCACAACCGAGGGGGACCGACCGGGGCCGCGTGGCCCCTCTTGCATTTAAGGAGCGAGATGAACGCACAGGAGCGGTTGCGGGCGAAGCTCGCGGAGATCGATCAGTTCAAGGCGAAGAGCGCCGCCGGGACGCTGACGTCCGACGATATGAAGTCGTGGACCACGGCGATCGAGGAGGGGCACGGGCTCCAGGCCGAATTGAAGCTGTCCGGCCAGGCCGAGACGCTGGCCGCGTGGGGCCAGCAGAGCGCGCAGAGCCTGCCGCTGGCGGGCAAGTCGGCAGCCGGCCAGGTGGCGCAGCAAACGACCGCGCAGGTGGACGGTTTCGTCGCGGCCGACGACGAAGAGGGGATGTACACCGAGCCGCAGTTCCGGGCGACGCGCTCCAAGGAGTACAAGGCGTCGTTCCGCAACTACCTGCGGCGCGGTTTCGCGGGCATCAGCGACGCCGAGCGCAAGACGCTCAGCGAGGGCACCGACTCGGCGGGCGGTTTCCTGGTGCCGGAAGAGATGATCAACCGGATCATCCAGAAGCAGCCGACGCCGACCCGTGTGGCCGGGCTGGTCAGCTCGATCAACATCAGCCGCGACTCGGTGGTGATGCCGAAGGTCAGCTACGCGACCGACGACATCTACACCACGGGCGTGCGCGCGACGTGGACGGGCGAGATTCCGACCAGTAACACCGCGCACCGCGTCACCGATCCGGTGTTCGGGCAGACGCGCATTCCGGTCTACACCGCGATGCTCTCGATGCCGCTCACCAATGACCTCGTGGAAGATAGCATTTTCCCGCTCGTGACCTGGGCCTCGGGCAAGTTCAGCGAGACGAACGACCTGCTGCGCGACAATATGATCATCAACGGGACGGGGATCGGCCAGCCTGCCGGTATCCTGATGAATCCGAACGCGACCGACCAGCCCGCGACCGTGGTGAGCAGCAGCGCGGCGGCCATCGCGGCGGCGGGGCTGATCGACATCGCCTACAGCGTCCCCGAGCAGTACGAGGACAATCTCCGCTGGGTCTTCAACAAGACGAACACGGCCAAGACCCTGGCCGGGCTGAAGGACGGCAACAACCGCTACCTCTGGGGCATGGGCGTCGATGACAGCGGCCTGATGGTTCCGGCCATCCGGCGCAGCCTGCTCGGCTACCCGGTCGTCTTCTCCGGCTTCATGCCGAACCAGGCGGCGAACGCCTACCCGATCATCTTCGGAGACCTCGGCGGCTACATGCTCGTCAACCGCGTCGGGTTCAGCATCCAGGTGCTCCGCGAACTCTACGCCGAGACGAACCAGATCGTGCTGCTCGGGCGCGTGCGCTTCGGCGGTGCGACGATCGAGCCGTGGCGGATGAAGATCCAGAAGTGCAGCACCTAACAGCCCTGACGGGCTGAGCGCGACGTAAGCGAGCGAGGCGCGGCCGGTGGACTACCGGCCGCGCCTCTTTGTGACCACAAGGGGGCGAGATGCAGCATCAGCTATCCAGCGAGGTCCTGTTCAAGGCGGGCTTGATCGTGCCGGTCACGGCGGCGGCCAATAACGGCGCGGGCGTGGACTGCCTCGGCTACTGCCGCGCGGTCGTCATCTGCTACGGCAAGCCGACCGGCAGCGGCACGACCAGCGACTTCAAGGTGCAGGAGTCGAGCGACGACGGCTCGGTCGATACCTACGCCGACGTGACCAGCGCGACGACCACGCAACTGACCACGGTCGGCGGCGAGAAGCTGTACCTGATCGAGGTCAACCTGTCCAAGCGCGAGCGGTACCTGCGTGTGGTCCACACCGGGGCGGGCGGCTCGGCGGCGGGCGCGGCGAGCGCCATCATCGCACTCTTCCGGGGCGCACAGACCGCGCCGTCGCAGGACAACACCGTCGTCAGCGTCTAGTCATGGCCGAGACGAAACCGCCGGAGACGCGGGCGCTCCCCGCGCCGCCGGCGACAGGGGCTATCCGGCGACCGCCCGAGGTGAAGCATGGCGACGACCTACGCGACCGTGGCCCAACTGAAGGCGCGGCTGCACATCCCCAGCGCGACGACGGCCGAGGACGCGCTACTCCAGGAACTCCTGGACGGCGCGGCGGAGCTGATCGACCTGTGGACGGGTAGGTCGTTCGTCGCGACGACCGAGACGCGCTACTACCAATCCACGGATACCACCACCGTGGCGGTTGATAACCTCGTGAGCGTGACGACCCTCGCCACCGACGACGATGGCGACCGCACCTACGAGACCACCTGGGCCGCGACGGACTACCGGCTGCTGCCGCTCAACGCGGCGGCGGACGGCGAGCCCTACACGGCCATCGCGGTCGATGCCATCAACGGCGTCTACCGCTTCCCGAAACAGGCGGCGAGCATCAAGGTGGTCGGCTCGTTCGGCTACGCCAGCGTGCCGCTGCCCATCCGCGAGGCGACGCTGCGGCTGGGACAGCGGCTCTACGGGCTGCGCGACGCGCTGCTCGGGCTGGGCGGGGCGCGCGAGACGGGCTTCGCCGCGGTGGTGCCGAACGATGGCGACCTCGACCGCTTCCTCGACCCGTACATCCGCTGGGTGCTGGTATGAGCGGGTTTACCGTCACGGTCAAGGGCGCGAACGAGATTGCGATCCGCTTCGAGGGCGCGGCGGGGAAGCTCGCCAACGCGCGAGCCATCGTCGGCACGAACCTCAAATACGCCCGGATGGTGCATGACGGCACGCGCCCGCACGTCATCACCGCCCGCAAGGCCAAGGCGCTGTTCTGGCCGGGCGCGCGACACCCGGTGCGCTCGGTGCGGCACCCCGGCACCAAGGCGCGGCCCTTCCTCACCGACGCGCTGACGGCGCAGCGAGGCGCGATCGTCGCGCTGCTCACGACGCGCGTGGCGCAAATCCTCGACGGCGGCGGGGGCGACTTCCGCCAGGCGCTCCTGGCGGCGGGCTATCTGGTGCAGCGGGACGCGCAAGGCCGCGCACCGGTCAGGACTGGCACGCTGCGGCGTTCGCTCCACACCGAGGTGACCTGATGTCAGCCAAGGCGATCGTCAACGAGGTCGTGGCGCTGCTCACGGCGGAGTTCACCGCCCTGACCGTGGTCAAGGGCATCCCGCGCTCGCTCCCCGAGGGCGACGTGCTGTACCTCTTCCACCAGGGCAGCGCCGACGTGAACAAGGCGGGGCAGGGCATCATCAAGCGCAGCCACCTGATCGCCATGCGGCTGTGGATCCACCCGACCGTGGGCGACGAGGCGCAAGAGGATGCGCTGATGGATTACACCGATAGCCTGACCGACTACTGGTATACCCACCACAAGGTCGGCAACCTGGCCGACAACGCCAAGCTCAGCCAGCCGGACGGCGAGGATGTGCGCGCGGCGTTCGACCAGTACACGATCGACGGCAGCCAGGAGTACCGGCAGCGCTACTTCGTGCTGCGCGTGGACGAGACGGTCGGCTTCACGATGAGCTAGGAGCGACATGTACAAGTACGTAGGCACAGGGGGCGACCACCACCAGGGCATCCCCGCGCGCGACCTCACGGCGGAGGAGTTCGCCGCGCTGGACAAAGAGCAGCAGGCCACGGTCAAGGCGAGCAAGCTCTACGAGGCGGTCAAGCCGCCGCCACCGAGCAAGTAGCAACTAACCACAAGCGACGCGCGAGACAGGGGCCAGGCGGCCCCTTTTGCATTGCAGGAGGTGGCCGGTGGCCGGAGAATCTTGGTCCCAGGTATTCCAGGTCGGGAAAGAGACGACCGAAGGAACCAGTGTTGCCGCAACGAAGAAGCAGTACTGGAACGGCAGCCCCGAGCGCACGCGCAACGCGCACCTGATCGAGGTGCAGACGGGCACGCGCAGCCAGGCGATCGATCAGCAGCTGCGCACGGTGGAGGCCACGGCGAAGATCACCACGCCGCTCAGCGCGGGGGAGATCATCGAGCTCTTACTGGCCGGGCTGAAGGGCGGCGTCACGGGCACGCAGAACGCCACGACCGGGCAGTACGACTGGGTGTTCGTCAACGCCAACACGTCCAGCCATGTGCTCGATCCGCAGACGATCGAGTGGCACGACGGCCAGCGCGGCTGGGAACTCAACGGCGCGAAGATCGACGAGCTGAAGTTCACGGGCACGATCACGGGCGACGTGATGGTCGAGGCGACCTACTTCGCGCGCGACCTGGTGCAGGCGACGATCACGAACAGCCTGACCGACCGGGTGCCGGTCTACATCCAGGGCTGGGAGGCCGCGCTCTACATCGACACGTTCGGTGGCACGGCGGGCTCGACCATCAAGGCCGCGACGCTGATCAGCTGGTCGATCACGATCAAGAACAACCTGAGCCGCAAGTATTACGGCGACAACACCACGGCGGCCGGGGGCATCGTCCTCGGCAAGTTCGACGTGGCGGCGGAATTCGTCTTCGAGGCGAATAGCATCGGCTACGTCGAGTATCAGGCGTGGGATGCGGCGACGAAGAAGCTGATCCGGCTGGTGCTCGGCAACAACGGCAGCGTCATCGGCACGAGCGCGGTCAAGCCGCAGGTCAAGTTCGACATTCCGGGTGCCTATGCGCTGGCCGATCTGAGCGGCGACGACAATGGCACGAAGACGTACAAGCTGACGCTCAACTCCATCTACGACGTGACCAACGCGTTTTCGTTTCGTGCCAGCGTGGCGAACGCACTCGCCGCAGCGTA